TTCTGTGCCTTTGTCAAAAGCACTGCAGATTTAGGGCCAAGATTCTTACAAATGTCTAAGAAGTTATCGTTAGATATCTTCCGCCATTTATAAGAAGGTATAACTGTATCAGATGTAATCAACTTACCAGCAAACTCAGAGAGCTTGTTAGAGTTGATACTCTTCGAGGATGACCAAGGACATTCCATAGCATTGAGAAATTCAATGTAATGGGTGTATAAGGTATCATCCAAGATAACAACATCGTCACCGACTACGTAAAACTCGCCTTCAAACTTCTTTCCTAAAAGGAAATGAAGAACAAGGCCATGAGTTAACGTAAACGTACCAAAACTAGGGTACAAACCCAGTGGTTGGCCACGTTTCCATTGAATGTCACCTCGTGAGGATTTATACCTCATTCGAGAGAGCTGTTCAAAGAGTTCGATGTCTTTGATGTCACCAAAGATAGATCTAAGTGCCTCCAACTGCAACCCTAAAGGGAAGTAGTCAGTTGCACCGGATAAATCAATGGAATACACAGTTTTACCATCCGACAAGGATTTTTGAATCCCAGGTATAGCTTTGGACTGATCAAAAGTGCAATCCCAAGGGAGTTGCCTTACGACGTTGTAAACTGCATCCCCAAGAGGCTTCATTGCCAATTGGTGAATCCGATAAGGAGAAGCGATTGCTCGCATCTTCAAGCCGGGTTCCTGGAGGAAGTGAACTTCACCACCGTAGGGTTCCTCATAAGGGGAAACACCAGTCAGTCTATTATGGACATAAAGTATGCCACTTTTTACAGGAGCATAAAGCTCCGCGTATTTAGTCGCAAACAACCGGTTACGCAATCCTACATCAAACTGCATTTCTGCAGCTATCTGGTCAGATTGTCTCACCCGTTTATCTGAATGAATCATTGGCGCCCACTTTTCAGTGGAACCTCTGAAACAAAGCAGAGAATTATCTCCACGTTTAACTCGCTGAAGGGGTATTAATCCCTTCACATGGTGGCCAAACTGTTCCAAGATCTCAGGGGTTAAACCCTGAGGAGGCGGACAGTTGACACCCGTTATAAATTTCTCGAACTGTAACAATGTTACAGCCTCTGAAATAAATAACGTGTAGATGTTTAATGATTGAAGGACAACATTGAATCTCTTCCGAGATTTCTTTGCGTTCCTAACCTTCATTGCCCATCTCATCATCGAACCAACAACGCCGTACGGTAGACCAAGTCTGTTCTTTCGAACCCACTTGGAAATCATACTCTGTTGTGCCTTTAGGCGAATGAAATCTACCTTAAGACCTTTCAGTCTTGAGCAGGTCCATTCGGGTCCATTATTGGATACCAACTTCATGACCTCTCCCACAAAGGGATTTATCATGTTGTGAGGTAAACCAATGGCAGTTAACCTATGCCTAGCTCCTCTCTCTAACTTTGGTACTATTTTCATAGTATATCCAAATACCCCCTTTCAGGGTGTGTTTGAGGTTAGTAGAGGGCGTCGTGCCCTATATTAAGAATGAGGTTCAATTATATTAGAATTCACACAAACAGGGTCCATAGGTTTTGAGTTTGCACTCATCACCAGTAGGATTTCTTTAAGCAAAAGGAGACGAAGATTAGAGAAGTAAACTACTCTAGCCTTAGTGTCTTTAATCATTGTCGTTACACTTAAGTCACAAGACTTTAGGATCGGCTCTAGCGATTGGACCAAAAGGTCATAATCCGCATTTACCTTCAACCATCTGTCATAAGACATTCCGTGTTGTTGACTTGGATCTGGACATATGGGCATAAGCTGATTTAACTTATCTCTCATATCATCCACCTTACTTAATAGATCAATGAGGCGAAATAGCAAAGCTATATCGTCAAACAGATCTTTGTTTGTTGGTG